GGCCGGGTACTCGCTGGGCGAGTGCACCGCCGCCGTACTGGCGCACGCCCAGACCAGCCCGCACCGGATCACCCCGGCCGACCTCATCGGCCGAATCCGCGGTGCCCGCCGCAGCAGGCTGGAACGCGCCGTGGTGCGCGAGCTGGCAGCCCGCCCCGGCGGACAGCAGGCCCAGCGCGCCGCACGGCGCGGCATGGACGCCGTGTACGCGGCGATGCGCTGGCAGCGCTCCGAGGACCGCGAGGACGCCCTGACCGTGGCGTGCCCGGTCGAGGCGTGCCACGCCCCGGTGAAGGTGCCGTGCCGTCGCACCGGCCGCAACGCCCGAGGCCGCCCGGAAGCCCGCGACCTGCTCACCCGCGCGCACCCCTCGCGCGCCGAGCTGGCCGCCCGCACCCACCACCAGCCCGCCGACCACCAGCCCGCCGAGCAGGCGAACGAACCGACGCACCAGGAGATCGAGGCATGACCAGCACCACCGTTCCGCCGCTCGTTCCCGACGCGCTCCCGCCGTGCGTGATGGGCTGCCGCGCCCCCTCCGGCCAGCCCTACCCGGCGCAGGCCGGTTATCTGACGTGCGACCCGTGCGCGGCCGAGCTGCGCTCGATGCTCGGCGAGGTCGTGGAGTTGTACGCGCTCCTCGATGACGCGATGGTGCCCGGCTCGACCGAGGGAGCGGGCAGGGGAAGCCCCGGCTACGGCTCGCGCTCCCCGGCCCGTGACGGGGTGCTCGCGCTGACCGACCCGCGTTCGCGGTGGACTGAGGAAGGCGACGTCCACTCGGTGCTCGAAGTCCTGTCGAGCTGGGCCGACAACGTCCGCGAGGACGCCGGACTCGTGCCCCGCGACGTGGACGAGGCTGCCCGCAACGACGGCCGCTTGCTGGCCGGTTGGCTGGACTGGACCGCCCAGCAGGGATGGGCAACCGGCGTGCTCGACAAGCTCACCGAGCTGCGCCACGCCGTGACCACCACGCTGGGCATGGCACAGCGCACCGTGACCGGGGAAACCAACTTCCTGATCCGCTGGTTGGACTGGATCACCCGGCAGTACTGGGTTGCCGACCTGGGCGACGAGGTGCGCCAGGTGCGCGACCAGTTGCGTACCGCGCTGGGCGTTCAGGAACGGTCGGTGCCGGTCGGCACGTGCCCGGCCGTGGTGCGCGACGAGTCCGGCGAACACGCCTGCGGCGCGGGACTGCGCGCCAAGCTCGGCGGGGAACGGATCACGTGCCGGTCGTGCGGCACGAGCTGGCCGCGCGAACGCTGGGACGAACTCCGCGACGCCCTCGGAACCCCGCTGTCCGACGTCGCCTCGCTGTCGGTCTGGTTGACCGTCCCGACCGGCACCCTGCGCCGCTGGCGCAGTGAGGACCAGTGGGCCAACCACGGCACGAAGTCCCGGCCGCTCTACGCCCGAACCGAGGTGCTGACGTCGTGGCAGCGCCGACGCGGGCCGTTGCGGGTGGCGTGATGTGGGCGCGGGGTCGGCGCACGCCCGCGAAGGCGTCGGAAACGCGCCGACCCCGCTATTGCCCCACCGCGATAGGACGGAGCGCCGACCAGTCTAGGGCGTGATCTGGGTGGTTGCCCACTACGTACCGTTCCGGATATAGTTCTTGGTGTCGGGAACGGGACGGAAACCCCGCACCGACACCACCGCGATACGAACGGACACAAGGAGAACCAAGGGTGTTCGAACCCAAGAGCAGTACCGTGCAAGAGATCAAGGTGCGCGCGACCGGACGTCAGGTCTGCACGGTCGACGTGGTCAACGTCGGCACCATGCGGGCGGGTGTCTCGCTGACGATCGGCGACGTGGTGTGCACGTTCAGCAGCCCGTACACCCTCACCGGGCTGCACTTCCTGTGGGCCTCCGCCGACCACCGGCCGCTGCCCAAGCACACCGACGTGGGCGCACTCGGCGGCGTGCAGACGCCCGGCCTCTACCGGGTGTTGAGCGTCGTCCCGTTCACCGGTCGCCCACCGGCCAGCGCCGTGTTCATCCCGAACATGGTCAACACCGCCAACATTCCGGCGCACCTGCGGTTGCAGTTCGGGCCGGTCGTGTGGCAGGTCACCGACCGCTCCGCGTTCTTCAGCGTCCTCAACAAGCTGGACGAGGCGGTCACGGCGTTCAAGGACCTCAAGGCGAAGTCCTGAACGACAGCGCGCCCCCGCCTCCCCTCGGGGGCGCGCCCCTCTCGAACGTCCACGGTTCCGTGGACCCGTCACGCGCACCGCGTCGGTGCGCGACCTCACCGCGACAAGGAGTGCTCATGATCGACTGGGAAGTCAGCAACCTCGCAGACACCGAAGACGGCTACGCGGAGACGATGCCCAAGGCCCTGGCGGCGGCGTTCCGCAACGCCAAGAACTTCGCGGCCCACTCGCCCGAGATGAACATCACCGTGACCGTGGCCGTGCACGAGATCCACGTCATCCCCGGTGAGATGTACCCGGACCAGGCCGACAACTCCCGCGCCGCCTGGGTCGCCATGCACTCGCTGAGGGCCGACATGCTCGCAGCGCTCGCGTAGCGAAACCGGCCAGAACCGTTGCACGCGCCGGAATCCGGGACGGAAACCCCGGATTCCGGCGTCACCCACCGCGATCCACATAGGACGGAAAACGATGCTCGAAGAGATCGACTCGCGCTCGAACGCGTGCCTGGCCTACGCCGTCTACTTCTTCTACAACTCGGCGGCCGAACCGGCCGAGGTCGTCTGGGCGTTCTCCCAGGACCTGTGCGCCGAAAACCCCTGCGGGTACTGCCGAACCCACAACCCGGCCGCAGCCACGGCAGGCGAGTGCCCCGGCGTGTGGGAACACGCCCAGGACTCGTTCGCCCGCCTACGGGCTACCGAGGGTCTACGGGACGCACACTTGGAACTCGGCGCGTTCCTCGTGTCGCGCGGACTCGGCGCGGGAATGCTCGCCGCCGAGATCATTCGCCAGATCAGGACCGGCACGCTGTACGCGATCATCGCCTAGGCGCGTGAAGCGGCGGGGTCGGCGCGATCGTGTCCGGCCCCGCCCACTGCGTGGTGACGGCCCTCACCACATGGTTGCCCGCTACGTAGCGATCCGGATATAGTTCTTCTTGTCGGGAACGGGACGGAAACCCCGCCCCGACAACGAAAATCCACCGCGATCAGGAGAGAACAGATCATGACGAACCCCAAGGCCACCGCCAAGACCGCCAAGCCGGGTACCACCAAGGCGAGCGTCGTCAAGCAGGCCCAGACGTTGTTGCTCAACGCCGAGTCCGAGGAGTTGTCCGCCGAGCAGGCCCAGGCCCTGATGGTCGAAGCCGCGGAGCTGCTGGTGCGCCGCACGGTGGCCGACGTGACCGCCCGCGTCACCCGTAAGCAGAAGCCGGAAGCGGTCGAGTCGCTTCGGTTCGAGATCGACGGCGACGGCTGGCACAACCAGGCCCACGCCCTGATGGCCGTGCGCATCGTGGAGGGCTTCGGCTGCGCCACGGTCGAGGAGAACAACACCCTGCACGGCGCTGCCCGGTGGGTCCACATCATCGGCACCGCATCCGACGTCGCCGCGCTGGACGTGATGCTCACCCCGGTCATGCGCCGGGGCAAGACCGTCGCCGAGTCCCGCACCAAGGCCCACATGGCCGAGGTCAAGGACAGCACCGACAAGAGCAAGATCGGATTGGAGCGCCGCAACTTCTACCGCTTCGCCCTCGGCGACTTCGGCCGCGAACTCGGCGTGATGCTCCGCAAGATCCGCGAAGCCGCCGCCAAGGACGTGGCCGGCACCCCGACCGCCGACGCGCTGACCGCCGACGCCGACCGCGTCAAGGCCCTGCGCGACGAGATCGCCGCCAAGCTCAAGCCGGTGCGCAAGACCCCCGCCAAGGCCGCCACGAAGGCCCCGGCCAAGACCCCGGCCGCCAAGGCGACCCCCGCCAAGGCCCCGGCGAAGACCGCGACCGCCAAGGCAACCCCGGCCAAGGCAACCCCGGCCAAGGTGACCGCCAAGGCCCCGGCCGCCAAGCCGACCCCGGCGAAGAAGCCCGCCGCCAAGCCGACCCCAACCGCGAAGTAGCACCGATGCCGTGCCCCGGTTCCCGGACGGGAACCGGGGCATTGGCACACTGGCCGCAGGCCCGCACACCCCGAGGAGAGCGCGCGTGATCCCAGCCGGACGCACGGCGGTGGACGTGACCGGTATCGCCCGCCTGCACGGGGTGAGCATCCACACCGCCAGCCGACGCAAGCCCCCGCCGTGGGCCGAACCCGAGCACCCCGCGACGCTCACCGGCGGCCCGCCCGCGCCCGGCCGCCCCCAACTGTGGGACAAGGAGCAGGCCGACGCCTACGCGAACGGCGAACCGGTCCCGCCGCTTCCGCAGGGCGAGCACCCCGACGACTTGCTCAACGACGACGAGGCCGCCGCGCTGGCCGGACTCACCCCGGCCACCTGGGCGCGCTACCGCCGGGCCGGACGCGTCCCCAAGGTGGACAAGGTCGTCTGCGGGGCCGACCACTGGCGACGCCGCACCATCGAGAAGTACCGCGACGACCGCGCACAACGTGCCAACGCCCCACGCGGCGGACGCCCACAGGGCAGCAGCGAGAAGCTCTCGCGCGCCGAACTCGCCCGACGCATCCGCGAACTGATCGAGTCCGGCGAGACCAACGTGGCCGCAATCGCCCGCCAGACCGGATGCGCCTACACCACCGCACTGCGCCACGTCCGCAACCTCAGCCCGCAATAATGCGGTTGCGCCCTGACCAGCGCCGAACGTAAGTTCGCCCATGTTGGTGATGTCTGCCCCTCGCGGACCAGCACTCAACGGTCGAGAGCCCCCGGCAACCTCCCCCCCCGGTGCCGGGGGCTCTCCCGTGTCCGAGGTTCACCCGCATCGGTGACGCAGGTGGTGTCACGGGTACGTCTTATCGGCCTGCTTATGTACATCAAGGGGCCGATAGGTAGGCTGTCCTCCGGTAACGCTACTGATGAGGGCGTTACTGGAGGGGTGGACGCCGCCATGCCCGGCGACGCCCACCGCTCAGCTAGGGGTTGTCACCACCTGCTGCGAACCCACAACTCGACAATCAGGCGGGCAGCCCACAGAAGCAGTCCGGCCCATCGCTTCAGGGCCGGGCTGCCTTCCTTCTTCAGGCGTGCGGCCAGCACCCGAAAGGCGCTGACCACCTGCCTACCCAGGCGTGCGGCCGGCACCCGCAGGGCGCGGATCGCCTTCCTGAACACGTGGTTCGACACTCGTTCCCCTTCCTCGGCCACTCTTGGCAGCTCACTGCACGAGGGTTCGTGCAGTGAAGTGACCGGGCAGCCGAGGAGTGGTGAACGAAGCACCGTTCCACGCGAAGGGAACGTAGCGCATTCGTCTTCCGTGTAGCGCGGCGGGGGCACATAACCGGGGCGCGCAACCTTGCGTGTAGCAACTAACTCCGACCAACTAACTCCCACAGTTGCCGGATGTCGACACGCCTGATGGGCCAGTAGCCCTTTCCGTTGCGGTCGAACAACGGCATCGTGCCTGGTTACCGTGCTAGTATAGACATCCCGCCTGGTCGGTGAGGGTCTATAGAACTACAGCCCTCAGAATCATGTATTACTCCACTCACGGTATGCGTAACGCTCGTACTGAATGCATTGTAGGAACCGTCACCCGATCGGGTGGGGGAATGCATTTCTGGGGCCAGCGGGGGCAGGTGGTACACCGTGTCCCCGTGGTCTGGGAGCACCCGCGCCGCGCGCCTGCCGCCGGACTGGCCTCGTATCCGTGCGCGCATCCTGCGCCGTGACCCGTTGTGCCGGGTGTGCGCGCTGCGTCTGTCGGTCGAGGTGGATCACGTCGTGCCCGGTGACGATCACCGGGACAGCAACTTGCAGGGTGTCTGTTCGCCCTGTCACCGGACCAAGAGCGCCCGCGAGGGCGGGCGTGCCGCTGCCGCCCGTCGTGCGTTCGCGCGCCGTCCGCCGTCGCCGCATCCCGGCCTGATCGAGAGGTGAACCACTCGTGCGTATTCGTCTGCTGGCTCCGGTCGGTGGGCACCCTGTGGGTGCCGTGTTCGACCACGACGAGGCCGGGGCCGACGCGCTGATCACGGCGGGTGTCGCCGAGCTGGTCGAGCACCAGGAGCAGCCCGCCGAGCCCGTGGTGACCGAGCCCGTCGAACCGGTAGCGCCCGCCAAGCGTCCGCGCACGACTCGGCGCGGCTGACCCGCGCCAGGGGGTGGGGGGTGACCTGCGTCACCTGCTCACCCGTACCGGTACGTCATAGCGCTCCGCGTTCTGTACGAAACTCGGGGGTTTCCGGGTGCCGTTCCCACGGCCCGCGCGGCGCGTTCGTCCCTTTTCCCGCCCGCCGCTGATGGGAGTACCTGTTGCAGCCCCGCCACGACCAGGCCGACGCCGACGAGGTCGCGCTGACCGACTTCACCCCGGTGCCGTTGACCGAGGTCCCGCGTCTGGACCGGTTCGACCCGCCCAAGACCCGCACCCGCACCCGAACACGTGCCCGCCGCACGCCGAGCCGAGGGGGTGACGAACACGACTGATCTGCTCGTGGCCCCGTGCACCCGTCCGGCCGCCCGGTACGCGGTGCTGCGCTGGCATTACTCCCGCACCATGCCGGTGGGCAAGCTCGCCACGTTCGGCGTGTGGGAGGACGGCGCGTTCGTCGGAACGGTCATCTACGGCCGAGGAGCCACCCACAAGCTAGGGAGCCCCTACGGCCTGGGACAGACCGAGTGCGTCGAGCTGGTGCGCGTCGCGCTCACCGACCACGCCACCCCGGTGACCCGGATCATCGCCGCGACGCTGCGCCAGCTCCGCGCCGCCTGCCCCGGGCTTCACCTGGTGGTGTCCTACGCCGACACCGCCCAGGGCCACCACGGCGGCATCTATCAGGCCGGTAACTGGATCTACACCGGCACCACCGGTAGTAGTGACTGCTACTACGTGGTCAATGGCGTGAAGACGCACGGCCGTTCGGTGTCGAGCCTGGCCAAGCCGCACAAGCGGCCCGGTGAGACCGGCATCGGGTACGTGCGGCGCACGATCGACCCGGACGCCTACCGGCTCAAGAACGTGCCGGTGAAGCACCGCTACGCCTACCCGCTGAACAAGACCACCCGCCGCCGGGTCGCGCCGATGCACAAGCCGTACCCGCAGCGCACGGAGCACACGGCCTAGCAGCGTCGAGGGGGTGGCCCGTGGCGATCACCGGCCGCCCGCCGAGCAGTAACCCGCGCAACCGCAACGCCAAGGCTTACGACTGGACGTCGGTCCCAAACGTGCCGTTCGACGGTCCGTCGCCGGACCTGCCCTCGCGTGGTCGGCAGCGGTGGCACGTCGAGACGCGGGCGTGGTGGGAGGCGGTCCGGCGGATGCCGCATTGCTCGTTGTGGACCGAGACCGATTGGCGGTTCGCGTTGGAGACCGCGCGGCTGGTGGACGAGTTCTGGCGTGGCGAGCTGAACCGCGCGGCCGAGCTGCGGTTGCGCGCGGCGAAGCTCGGGCTGACCCACGAGGACCGGTTGAAGATCCGTGTCCGCTACGTCGAGCCCGAGGACCAGGCCGAGGGGGAAGCCGCGGTTGACCCCGCGTCGGTGACCAGGCTGGACGAGCGGCGCAAGAGGTTGTCCGGTGCCCCGTGAACTGGTGCACGCGCCCGAGCATGACCGGACCCTGTCACTCGGATGGCTCGCTATCGCGTGGATCGAGCACTGGTGTGTGCACGGTCCGGGCGACGTGCAGGGGGAACCGGTGGAGTTGGACGACGAGTTCGCGGGGTTCCTGGTCGACGCCTACGCGTTGAACCGTGCCGGGCGTCGGCTGTACTCGCGTGCCGCGCTGGTGCGCGCCAAGGGCCGGGCGAAGTCCGAGCTTGCCGGGTTCATCGGCTCGTTCGAGGCACGCGGCCCGGCCCGCTTCGCCGGATGGGCCGAGGGTGGAGAGGTGTTCTCCTGGCGCGGGTTCACCTACCGGTACTCGCCGGGTGAGCCGATGGGCCGGCCGCTGGTCTACCCGTTCATCCGGTGCCTGGCCACTGAGGAGAGCCAGACCGGCAACACCTACGACGTGATCCACTTCAACCTCGCCCAAGGCCCGCTCGGCGAAGACCTTCCCGGTGACGCGGCGGGGTTGACGCGCATCCTGCTGCCCGAGGGCGGCGAGATCGTGCCGTCCACCGCCAGCTCGTCGGCGAAGGACGGCGGCAAGGAATCCCTGGCGATCTACGACGAGCCGCACCTGTACGTCACGCCCGAGCTGCGGCGGATGTTCAAGACGGTGGACCGCAACCTGCGCAAGCGCAAGGCGGCCGAGCCGTGGGGGCTGCTGACCTCCACGATGTACCAGGCCGGGCAGGACTCGACCTTGGAGACCGTCCACGCCCAGGCCAACGCCATTCGGGAGGGCCGCACCCGTGCGGCGCGGCTGTTGTGGGACCACCGGCACGCCCCGGCCGACGTCGACCTGACCGACATGGACGCGATGGTCGCCGCGCTGGCCGAGGTCTACGGCCCGGCCGCCGCGTGGATGGACCTTCCCGGCATCGTGGAGAACGAGTTCTGGGACCTGGCCAAGGACGTGGAGGAGAGCAAACGCTACTTCTTCAACCTGGAGGGCGCCGCCGCGACCGCGTGGACGACCGCGCAGGAGTGGGACGGCTGCCACGACGAGACCGCGCCGCCGCTACGCGATGGCGACACCATCGTGATGATGTTCGACGGCAGCAAGAGCGACGACGCCACCGGCCTGGTCGGTGTGCGCGTGTCCGACGGGCACGCCGGGGTGCTGCACTTGCAGGAGAAGCCCGAGCACCTGGCCGCCGACCAGCCGTGGCAGGTCAACCGCGACGAGGCCGACCTGGCGGTGCGGACCGCGTTCGAGCGCTTCGACGTTGTGGGGTTCTTCGCTGACGTCCGGGAGTTCGAGAGCTACGTGGACGACTGGGCGCAGGAGTTCGGCGAGCAACTGTTGGTCGAGGCCAACACCGGGCGCAACCGGCACGGCGTGGCCTTCGACATGCGCGCCCGCGTGCAGGAGTTCACCCAGGCCGCCCGCCGCGCACTGGTCGATATCCGCGACCGGACGTTGACCCATGACGGGGACCGGCGGTTGCGTCGCCACGCGCTCAACGCCCGCCGCGCGCCCAACCGCTACGGCACGTCGGTGGCCAAGGAAGGCCGCGAGTCGCCGCACAAGATCGACCTGTTGGTGTGTCTCATCGTGGCTCGTCACGTCCGCCGCTTGGTGCTGGCCTCGCCCGGTTGGGCCAAGCGTGCGCGCAAGCGTGGCGGCAAGCTCCGCGTCTTCCACTGAGTCGGTGAGGGGGTGCCCGCGTGCCCCTGTCCGCTCGTGACGCCTCCGACGTCGGCCGCCGGATGGTCGAGCGCTGGCCCGACCAGGCCCGCAACGACCACATCCACCGCTACGTCAAGGGCGAGCACGATCTACCGTTCGCGCCGCGCGCCTCGAAGGCGCACTACCTGTGGACGCTGCGCAAGTCCCGTACCAACTGGTGTCGCCTGCTGGTGCAACTGTTGGCGCAGAACCTGTTCGTGGACGGCATCCGCGCCACCGGGCAGACCGAGGGCGACGCCGGGCCGTGGCGGTTCTGGACGGCCAACCGGATGGCCCGGAGGCAGTCCGCGGTGCACCGTGCGGCGTTGAAGTACGGGCACGCGTTCGTCTCGGCGTTGCCCGGTGAGCCCGGCCCGGTGATCCGGGGGCACTCCCCGCGCGACATGACGGCGTTCTACGCCGACGAGGCCGACGAGTGGCCGGTGTACGCGATCGAGCGCGCGAAGTCCTGGACGCCGTCCGGGCCCCGCACGCTCTACCGGCTCTACGACGAGACGTCGGTGTACTTCCTCGGGGCCGAGGGTGACGGGTCGCTGACCTACGTCGAGCACCGCGACCACAACGCCGGGGTCGTGCCGATCGTGCGGTTCGTGGACGAGGACGACCTGGACTCGGACACCCCCGGCGTGGTCGAACCCGTGATCGACATTCAGGACCGGCTGAACTACTCCACGTTCCTGCTCCTCATGGCGGGCGAACACGGCGCGCACCGGCAGCGCTGGGCGGCCGGGTTGGAGCTGGACGAGGGCGAGGAACCCCCGATCGGGCCGGACCGGCTGTTGCACAGCGACTCGCCGGAAACCCGGTTCGGCAGCTTCGACGCCACCCCGTTGAGCGGCTACGTCGAAGTCCTCGAACAGGTGTTGCGGCACCTGGCCGCGATCACCCAGACCCCGCCTCACGCCCTGCTCGGCAGTCTCACCAACCTCTCGGCCGATGCGTTGGCGGCGGCCGAGTCCGGCCTACAGCGCCGGGTCGGCGAACGCCGCACGAGCTACGGCGAGTCGTGGGAGCAGGTGTTGCGGCTGTGCAGCCTGCTGGCCGGTGACCTCGCCGGATGGCTCGACACCGGAACTCAGGTCCGGTGGCGCGACACCGAGACCCGCTCGCTGGCCGCCGTGGTCGACGCGTGGGGCAAGGCGGTGACCATGCTCGGCGTGCCGCAGCACGCGACCTGGGAACGCCTGCCCGGCGTCACCGACACCGACGTGCAGCGCTGGGCCGAGATGCCCGTGACCCCGGACGGTCACGGCCTGCTCGCCGACGTGCTCGCCCGCGCCACCGACCCGGCTGCCCCCGGCAACCTGGGCGGTGGTCTGTAGTGGCCGCCACCACCCAGGGCCGCAGGGCCACCGAGCAGCACCGCCGCGAGCAGTCCCGGACCTCGGCGCTGCTGGTGCGCGAGGTGCTGTCGCTGTGGCCGCTGCTCGATCCGCTTCGCCTGGACGCGACCGCCCCGGCGTGGCTGCGCCTGGTGCTCGACCTGGTCACCGGCTACCGCTCCCGGTCGGCGCGGTTGGCCGCCGACTACCTGACCCGGTTTCGGCTGGCCGAGATCGGCAGCACCCCGCCCAACCCGCTCGCCCCGCCGGATGACTCCGGCTGGCGCGACGCGGCGGCGGTGTCGCTGCTGGTGACCGGACCGAGCACGGTCAAGCGGCTGACCGCCGCCGGGCTGGACCCGCAGGCCGCCGCCGAGAAGACCGCGCCGCTGGTGGCCGCCGCCGCGATGCGCCACGGCGCGGCCGGTGGCCGCGACCTGCTCGACAACGCCCGCCGCGTCGACCGGGCGATCATCGGCTACCACCGGGTGACCAGCGCCAAGCCGTGCGCGTTCTGCGCGATGCTCGCCGCCCGCTCCGCCATGCCGCCCGACCGGCGCACGTTCTACGCCTCGCAGTGGGCGGCCACGTTCACCATCCGCGACGGCGACCCGGACACCTTCCACGACGGCTGTCTGTGCACGGTCGAACCGGTCTACCGCGACGACGCCGCACCCCCGGCCGCGTCGGTCGGGTTCGCCGAGCTGTGGGTGACCTCGACGGCCGGACTGTCCGGCCGCAAGGCCCGCAACGCCTTCCGCCGCGCCTACGAGGCGCAGCAGCGCGCCGCCTGAACCTCCCTTCCCCCTCACCGAGTGCCCGCCCGCGCTGCCACGCGACAGCCCAACCACCGCTCGCTGTGCCGCTGGTGGAGCCGGGCGGGCGCTCTCTTCCCGACCCCTGACCTACAGCTGACGAGGAGCCGCGAACCCGTGACCGCCCCGACCCCGTCCGACCCCGCCGGGCAGCCCGGCCCGGCCGCCGAACCCGGCGCTACCGGTGCGGGTGCGACGGGTGCGGGTG